AAAGATTGCAACTTTATTAGAATCCTTACCAGGATACAATGCTAACTTACCAGGAGGTGATATAGCAGCTAATCAACAATTTGCAATGGGTGTAACGAAAATAGGTGCTGTTAATAATCAATTCCAGGTTTACAAAAACCCATATATGGAAGAAAACACAATCTTACTTGGTTTCAGAGGAACGAACTTCCTTGAAACAGGTGCTGTTTATTCACCATATGTACCATTGATTATGACTCCACTTGTGTACGACCCATCAGACTTCACTCCAAGAAAAGGTGTGATGACTCGATACGCTAAGAAAATGATTAGACCTGAGTTCTATGCTAAAATCTTCGTGGCTGACTTGGACTTAGTTTAATATAATACTTTAACCAGTGATGGGAGCTGATATTAAAATCAGCTCCTTAATCACACAAAATGGAGAAAAATAATGGCTGTAAAAAAGCAAGTAACATTTGAAGGTTTAAAGTATAATTTAGATAATGATAAACGAGTGACTGCTGCAGCTGCAGTAAATAGTGTACCTCTGGTAGTAACACATCAAATTCATCCATCAGCCTCTATTGGTGGTGGTGGAGCTAGTATTGGTAGTGGAAGTATATTTGTAGCTGATAGGTCTTATACTATTGAAGGAATCAATTTTCAGATAACGGCAACTGGTTCAGCTGCTACAGTAATACGATTTGAAGTTGCTGATAATGGTACACAATTAGGTGGCGGTACTAAAGTGTTCGGAAGAAGTGCTGGAGACACAAGTGCTAGTTTATCATTGTTTACTGGTGCAAAAAATCATTCAGTAACTGGTTCTTTGACAGGTACTCCTTTACTTAATACTTCAATGACATCTGGTCAATCCTTAAATCTGTTATGTCAAAATACAGACAATAAAGGTGCGATAGGTGTAATTTCAGTAGTGTTGAGAACTGACCCAGGATCTGCATTTTAGATTAACTTTAATCATTTAAATGAATAAAACCTAAAAGGGATAGTTTTTCTATCCCTTTTTTGTTGCATTTCTTTATATTTATATATGAAGAATAATATCATCCTTTGGAGAATTTAATGGGAAAATTTCAATTTACATATTCAGACCCAAGCATCACTACAAGTGCTTCAGGTTCAACACCGTATGGGATTTATGATAATGATGCATCCTTTATAACAGAATCGATAGATGTTTGTAAATGGACTGCTAGAAGATTGGGTCATCCTGTTATGCAATTAGAATTTAATTCATCTTCAATATATGCTATGTTTGAAGAAGCTGTATCTGAATATTCTCTACATATAAACAATTATAATATGAAAAATTGGTTATGGGAATCATATGGTTCAGATAACAAATTATCTGGTTCAGGGTGGAGTACAACAACAGACAATAAAATGGGAACTGGTTCATTATCAGTAACACATCCACACATGGGAACAACATTTATGCTGTCTGACCAATATGGTGAAGCAATTGGAATTGGGGGTTCAGTTACAATGCATACTGGTTCCATCACTCTTTCAGGTTCAAAACAAGTTTATGATTTACAGACCGAATCTAATTTACCAAGTTCTCATGATGGTAAAAGATTAGAAATACAAGAGGTATTTAATTATGGTCCATCTTCAATTACAAGATTTTATGACCCATTTACAGGAAATTATGACCAAAGAAATATGTTAGATAATTTTGGAATGGGTAATGTATCACCGGCTGTTTCTTTTGTTTTAAGACCAGTTTCACATGATATAACGCGAGCTCAAGCTATAGAAACAAATGATAAAGTTAGAAAATCAGCATATTCATTTGAATTGATAAATAACCAATTGAGAATATTCCCAAGACCCGAATCAGATGATGCTGGAGATAAAATTTATTTTAGATATTTCTTAAAAGAAGATAAACAATCAACATCAAGAACATTTACAAATGATAGAGTAACAGACCCGTCAAATGTTCCTTATAAATTTATAACTTATTCAGAAATAAACGCGGCTGGTAGACAATGGATTAGAAAGTTTACTTTAGCTCTCTCGAAAGAATTATTAGGAATAATCCGGTCAAAATATGCCTCCTTACCATTACCGAATGGTGAAGTTGCTATGGATGGAGAGGGATTAAAATCCGAAGGTAGAGAAGAAAAACAGCAATTATTAGATGAAATGAAAGAATTTCTTGAATCAGTTTCATTAACTGAAAAATCGAAACAAGAATCAGAACAGGCTGAGGCCGCTCAACAAGTGTTAAATAAAGCACCGTTGGGTATTTATATAGGATAAATTAATGTCAGCAACTAAACCATTTTTTGTACCACAAAAGGAAATAAATCTTATTGATTCAATGAATGAAGAATTAATCGATGAAGTTTTAGGTCAATATGTTGATATTTATAAAATATCATTAGATGAAACTGAAGCTAATGTATATGGAGAATCTGCTACAAAATATTATAATGTAGGATTTAGAGTTAATTGTATGATTAATTACAATGAACCAGAAACATTACAAGATGAATTTGGAGCTGATGTCAATTCATCAATTGAGATGTTTTTTCAAAGAAATAATTTAGCGAGTGGTTCACTAAATTTTTATCCAGAAGTTGGAGATATTACAGATTGGAATAATCACTTTTGGGAAATCAATTCAGTAACAGAACCACAATTAATAGCTGGACATCAAGGCTATCGTCATAGTATCGTTGCTTCAGCACATAGGTCAAGGTTATCTAATTTACAAATTGAAGAAAGACCTAGATAACAGGAGAAAATAAATGAGTTCATTTAGAAAATATAAAGGTGCACATTTGAAACCAAAAGGTGGTGCACGAAGAAGAGGTGCTAGACAAACTTACGGTAATACCTCTGGTAACAATAATCCAATAACACAAACTTTTTCTGCACCAACATCACCAAGATATTATAGGTCAGATGGTTCAACAATTCCAATAGGAGGTCCTTTACATAGGCATGCTGATGGTACAATTATGACACAACATTCAATGGGACCAAATGATAATTCTGTCATTGTTAGTACGAGTCCAGGAGCCTTCAGACGAAGAGGAGCAAGAACACATGTCGCAGGTCATAATGGTTGTGGTCCAGGTATGACAATGAGTGGAGCAGGTCAATGTGTTCCGAGTGGTGGTATGAGAAAAAGAACAGCAAGAAGAAGACCAACAGCAAAAAGAAGTCGTCCAGTAGGAAGAAGAGCACCTCGTAGGAGAAGATAATTTGGCAGTTCAACTTATAACAAATAAAGTTGTTAAGAAATATGATACTCAACATCCTAATTATCAACCTGAACCTAAAGTTGAAAAGGAAGTAAATGGTAATGTTGTTGAAGAAAATGATATTTATAATGAGAGAGTATATCAAGCACCATCAGAACCAAACGGGAATCTAAAGATGGAAGAAATGATGGGTAAAATGATGGGAAAACTTGACAACTTATCAGGGACAAAATCTCAAACTGGAACAGAAGCAGTTGAAGTTGACATTCAAAGAGAGATAGCTATATCAATGGTTGACCAAAATGCTGTTAAATCTGAAGTAACATATGGTAAAGTGAAAAACAACAAGAACAAGTTGAAAAAGTTTAGAAGGATGAGAAAATGATAGATACAACTTTAGTTACGAAATCTATACAAAGACTTGAAGTTGAAACACCATTAGGTTCAATAAAATCAGATTCGGGAAATCATTTGGTTGATATTTTTACAATCGTAGGAGTTATTTTAGTGTTATATGTAGGAAAGAAACTAATTGATAAATTTTTTAACGGAGAAAAATAATGAAAGATTGTTCATGTAAATGTAAAAAATGTAAAGATTGTAAATGTGAGTGCTGTTAATGGCAGTTAATAAAATAACAAATAAACAAGTAGTTACAAAGGAATCTATCAATAGAGCTGACCAAATTTCTACAAGAAATACAACTCAAAGGCAAGGTAATAGAGCCGCATCAGTATTACCTGGATTAGATTACACTAAAAATTATGCTATTACTTTAAAAGATGTAGATACTTCAGTAATTAAATATATAAAAAATGTATTAAGGCCTAAAATTAGTGAAGCAAATGAAATGATTGATGTGCCAGTAATGTATGGAAATGAAGAAAGATGGGTGGCAGTTAGAAAGCATGGTGTCAATAGAGATAAAAATGGTTCTTTAATTTTACCATTAATTATGTTAAAGAGGACATCTATAGCTAAAAATGAATTATCAACACAGGGGTTTGAACATGATATTCAAACAAAATATGCTAGAGTTACAAGAAATTCTAAATGGTCAAAAGATAACCAATATGATAGATTTTCAGTTTTAACTGGAACAAAACCTGTAACTGAAAATATAATAACTGGAATGCCTAACTTTTCAGATGTTACATACGAATTTATTTTATGGACAGCATACATAGAACAGATGAATTCATTAATTGAATTATTTGTTAGTCATAGTAATAAATATTGGGGTGATAGTAACAATTATAAATTTTTATCAACATTAGATTCAATAGATGATGCAACAGAAATGTCAATTGATTCTGAAAGAATTGTTAAATCTACATTTAGTATAACAACGAGAGCATATTTATTACCAGAATATATGAATTCAACAATAACAAATAAAGTTTCAAAAACTAAAAGAGAATTAACACCAGGAAAAGTGGTGTTTGGTTTTGAGGGTGACGCAACAAACGAACAAATAGGAAAATAATAGGAGGTTATAATGTCAGAAGAAGTTAAGTTTACAGAAGAAGAAATGAATAATTTACGAGAAATACAAAAAACATATACTGAAGTTCAATTTGAGTTAGGGCAATCAGCTGTAAATAAAATAAGGTTAAGTCAACAGATTGAAGCCATAGGAGCTTATGAAGATGATTTAGTTAAAAAGTTTAATGAAGCTCAGAAAAAAGAAAAAGAGTTTACAGATGAAGTTGTTAAAAAATATGGTGACGGGACTTTAGACCCTAAAACAGGTATTTTTTTAAAAAAATAAAAAATAGTTAAATAAATATATAGTTTTGGAAAAAAACAAACATATTTATATATGAAATATATTATGTTTCCTAAATACCCACCAAAATAGGAGAGTTTAAATGGCCGAGAAAGTAGTATCACCAGGTGTTTTTACCAATGAAATAGACCAAAGTTTTTTACCAGCAGCTATCGGAGAGATAGGTGGCGCTATAATCGGACCAACAGTAAAAGGTCCAGCATTAACCCCAACCGTAGTAACTTCATATTCAGAATATCAAAATTTATTTGGAGATTCGTTTAAAAGTGGTTCAAGTTATTTCACTTATTTAACATCATTAACTGCGAGAAATTATTTACAGCATGCTCCAAGATTAACCGTTGTTAGAATATTAGATGGTGAGTTTACACATGCTACAGCTACTGTACCTACTGGTTCAAGTTTAAATGCTGATTCTTATGCTAGTCCAGCTTTAAAATTACATACCTTATCACATGGTAGTTTACAGAACACAACTACTGGCTCAGTTGGAGCAACATTAGGGCTCTCAACTGATGTAGGAAGTAACGGTATATTGACATCAGGTTCTAAACACAATTTAAGATGGGAAGTTACATCAAGAAACACTTCTAAAGGAACATTTACACTTTTAATTAGAAGAGGTGATGATACTAATAAAAGAAAAATAATATTAGAAACATGGAATAATTTATCTATGGATGCTAATTCAACTAATTATGTTGGTAGAGTAATTGGTGACCAAGTGTTAGATATAAAAGACAGAGGCACAGCTAATCCATATTTACAACCATCAGGTTCATATCCAGTTAAATCTAAATATGTTAGAGCTGAAGTTGTGAAAGGTGTAGTTGATTATTTAGATGAAAATGGTAATGTTTCTAAACCACATCAAAATGGTGCTAGTGTATCTGCTTCTTTACCAGGAATAAGTAGTGGTTCATTTGTCGGTGGTACAGATGGATTTATAGGTTTTGATGCATTAGGAGTTCAGACACGCATGAATGGACAAATTTTACCTAATTTTTATGACAAGATTAATAGTACAAATACACAGGGTTATGTTTTAAATGCAGGTAATAGTGGTTCAACAGCTTATGAAGATGCTATTAATTTATTAGGAAATCAAGACGAATATGATATAAACTTGTTGATGATGCCAGGTGTTTTATCAGGTGAATCAAATCATACTGCAATAGCTTCAAAAGCAATTGATATGGTTGAAGAAAGAGGTGATTGTTTCTTATTATTAGATTCAAAACCATATGGAGCAGCTCTTACACAAGTTACATCAGAAGCTGATTCGAGAGATTCTAATTATGCAGCAACATATTGGCCTTGGGTACAAGTTCAAGAACCACAGACTGCTCAAATGGTTTGGGTTCCACCATCAGCTGTGATACCAGGAGTATTAGCATTTAATGACAAAGTAGCTCATGAATGGTTTGCACCAGCAGGATTGAACAGAGGAGGTATTGAAAATGCTATTCAAGCTGAAAGAAAATTGACTCAAGCTAATAGAGATGATTTATATGAGTCTAATGTTAATCCAATAGCAACATTCCCAGGTCAAGGTATATGTGTTTGGGGTCAAAAAACATTACAGAAAAAAGCTTCAGCATTAGACAGAGTAAATGTAAGAAGATTATTAATTAGATTAAAGAAATTTATTGCTTCATCATCAAGATTCTTAGTATTTGAACAAAATAATGGTAAAACACGAGCTCGTTTCTTAGGTATTGTTAATCCATTTTTAGAATCAGTTCAATCAAATTCAGGATTATCAGCATTTAGAATTGTAATGGATGAAACAAATAATACTCCTGATATTGTTGATAGAAATATTTTATTTGGACAGATATTTGTTCAACCAACAAGAACAGCTGAGTTTATTGTATTAGATTTCACAATACAACCAACAGGAGCTACATTCCCTGAATAATTTTCAGGATAAATGATATTTATATATGAGAATAATAACTCATAAAATTGGAGAAATATAATGGCAGAATTGATAGATGCTAATGAAATAATGTTTACACCATTTGAACCGAAATTAAAAAATCGGTTTATAATGCAGATAGATGGGATACCTGCTTATGTGATAAAAACAGCGGCAAGACCTCAGATTACTTTTGAAGATGTTGAATTACACCATATGAATGTTGTTCGATATGTTAAAGGTAAAGGTCAATGGCAACCACTTACTGTAACATTATACGACCCAATTGTACCAAGTGCAGCTCAAGCAGTTATGGAATGGGTTAGATTAGGACACGAATCAGTTACTGGTCGAGACGGATATTCAGATTTCTACAAAAAAGATATAACATTTAATGTATTAGGACCAGTTGGTGATAAAGTTGAAGAATGGACATTAAAGGGTTCTTATATTCAAGATGCACAATTTGGTGAACTTGATTTTGCTGATGCAACTGCAGTTGAAATTACATTAACTTTAAGATATGATTACGCAATATTACAATTCTAATAAATAATGTTAACAAAATTTGATGATATAATAGATATTGTGTTAGAACACGAAGGTGGTTATGTAAATGACCCAACTGATTTAGGTGGGGAAACTAAATACGGAATCACTAAACGATTTTATCCAGATGTTGATATAAAAAATCTTACAGAAGAAGATGCAAAGCAAATTTACTATGATGATTATTGGGTAGCAAACAAAGTACCTTCAATGCCTAATAAATTAAAACACATATATTTTGATATGTGTATCAATCAAGGAAGAGGTACAGCAGTAAAAGTATTACAGAGAGCTGTTAATTCAAAAGGTGGTGATTTAAAAGTTGATGGTGGATTAGGACCAATGACCATTGAAGCATCCCTCTATCTCCTCCTCTCTTTCC